GACTTGGAAATGATCCTTGGTTTGTCTTAAAGAGAGAACATATTTTATGTATAATTAATTATTTGTATACAAAAAAAGAAATAGTTAAAACTATATGTGCTGGAGGATTAGCTAATGAAAGTTTATTTGCTATTATTTTTTATGCTTCTAAACAGTTAAATAAAACACATTTAATTTCATCTGCTACACACGCAACAGACTGGTCGAGAATGGCAAGTAGTACTAGCCCTCATATTTTTAAAAATGCGGATAAAACTGATATTACATTTATTGAAAATTTTTTAACAAAAAATAAATATACGATGTTTATTCGAAAAGTCTCTCCGGAATTTCCTGACGAAGTTCTAGAAAAATATATATATAATTATTCAAAAGATGATTATGAAGATAATGACCCGTGTGTTTTTAATATTTTTTGTATATTATGTTTTTGGATATCGGTATCATTTTTTTTATTTTTTGTTTGTTATATTTTTAATTAATTTTTTATGATTAACATTTCCAACGATTACCACACTCAATACAGGTAACAAAAGTTGTCATGGGTTCGTCTGCTGACCTTGTTTGCATTTGATAATATGTACATTTATTTGATTTACATTTTCTACAAGTAAATGTGTCAGTTGAAGCTTCAACATTAGTTTCAAACTTATTTTTATCTTTTATAATTTTATCTTCAATCAACTCTTTCCATTTATCTGGACGCATTTCTTGATGTGACATAAAAGCAATAATATGAGCTTGAATTGTTCCATTCTTTATTTGTTCCAGAATTTCGGTATTTTTTAAATTAATATAAATGCTACGTAATCTATCTAGATAAATTTGAACAAAGTATTGATTATCCCATTTTTTCACAACTTTTCTATTTGTTGCTTCTTTTAAAGCATAATTAAATATTCCTTTTTCTAAATTAGAACTGTTTTTTTCATTTTCTAAAATTAAATTGAGCTTACCTCTAATATTTGAACGAAATTGTTCAGGATTCGCGATTTTTCGTGATGTCATTATTACTTATATTAATTTAAATAATATGTTTAAATTAATATCAATTTTATTATTAAATAAAAATATGTTTAAATTAATATCAACTTTATTATTAATTTAAACATATTTATATATAAATATTTATATATAAATGGCTCTATGTTCTAAATTTATAAATATAGGCGAAGTAAAAAATCCGGATTTTGAATTAAAACCTAGACAAGATTTATGTGTACATAGATTTGGAGAGTATTGTAAAACAAATGGTATATTATTACTACATAATGTTGGTTCTGGTAAAACAATAACATCACTTACTTTAGCTATTAATATGATTGATTGGAAAACACCAGCAAGAAAAAGAATAATTATGTATGTTCATCCGACTGGATTATATAGTGAGATTAGTAGTGATATAAATAAAAATATTTTAGGTGTTACTTATTCGAATGAATGTTCACAAAATATAAGTGGCGTTGGAAAAGACTATGTATACAACAAGGTTTCAAAAAATGAAAAAGGAAAAAAAGCATCCAACCAGTTATTATTTACAATACAATCTGTTGAATATAGAGATTTAAATGTTCTTTTTTCAAAATACGATACTTCTAAAGATAAAATTAAAGAATTATTTTTAAATAAAATAGTAATTATTGATGAAGCTCATAGATTATTTAGACAATTTGACATATGTGATCCAAAATCTATGCTTATTGATAAATATATAAATGATCAATTATTAATTGGTGCTAAAAATATTATTTTTATGACAGGAACTCCAATAAAAAATGATATTAAAGATATTTTTAAAATATATAAATGTATAAATATTTGTAATCAATCAAATATAATTTCAAATAATATTAGTTTTGACCTTTCAGATATTACTACTTTTAGACATTTTACAAAACCAAGAATAAAAACAATTAATCCTACTATTATGAATCAAATTAATTGTTCTTGGTTTAGATTTGGGCTATTAGTTAATGATTTTTGGAATAGAGATAAAACTAATTATCATCCCAAAATTGAAAACCTTGAAATTGGTTATTTAAAAGCAATGTCTGAAATACAACAAGAAAATAAATACACAGATCATATCGTTACATACTATCAATTATTAAAAACATCTATAAATTGTATATTTGGAGAGAATCAAACTGTTATTGGTACTTCAATCGTAGAACGTGATAAAAAAATTCTTGATATAATAAATAAAGTTATCAAAAAAGTTGATACTGAAGAAAATTATTCAAATTTTTCAAATTTTTCCTTCCCACCAGAAACGTATTTTGGACCTATGGGAGGTTCTAAAAGGAATAAAAACAAAACAAAAAAAAATAAAAAAGGAGGTGCTCCAATGACAATTGGTGAAGCAAAAAAAATATTAGAAATTGATGAAACTATAACTAATGAAGAAGAAATTGAACAATTAGCAAAAACAAATTATCGAAAATTTGCGCGTGAATATCATCCTGATAGAAATGCTGCTCCAAGTGCTGTAGAATACTTTAAAAAAATAAATGAAGCATATCATACAATTATAGGAAAAATACAATTTGAAGAAACATCAGAAACACAAATGAATGAAGAAAATATTAATGATAATAATGATATTAGTGAATTATTAAGTATTGCTTCAAACTTATCTATGACTAATGCTTTTTTAGATATGGAAGATAGTGAAGTTGAACTATGTATATATAAAATACTAAAAGTTTTTTTAAGTGATGAGTATCAAAATAAATTTAAAAAGATAGGATTTAAAAAATTAATTATTGAACTACTTACAACAGATAGTGAAGATTATATTAAATTAAATTCTCAAGCTATTATGAATTTAAAAGATTTGAGTTATACAGAAATTATTAATATTATTAATTTTGATAATGGTAATTCAGATTATTTATTAGAATATTACTATTCTGAAAATATTAAATTATATAATAAAATAATAAATCCTAATAAAAGTATAGAAGGAATATCTTCTTCCAACCCTGTTGATTCTGAAGAAAATTTAGAAGAAATATCCTCTTCTAATCCAGTTAATTCTGAAGAATCAAGAAGTGTAGAAGAATTATCCTCTTCTAATACGGTTAATTCTGAAGAAAAATTAGAAGAAATTCCCGCAACTTCTAACTCAGATTCATATCCAGATAATTATGGTTCTTTTCATGAACCACAAGAATCAGAATACTCTAGTATAAAGGATTGGTTTACTGGTAAACGTAATGAAAAATGGTTGAATAGTGGTGGTGGACTTGAAGACATTGAAATATTAGATGATATTAGTATAAACAAATTTATATATGAAATTAATAAACTTAGTGATAAACCAAAAAATTTAGATACTAGCAATAAAATTAAATCTTTAATGGGTGAAGCAACCCCAGAGATTAAAGAAAAAATAATGAAAAATATGGATAAAATTAAACAAATAACGTCTGACATAAAAAATAGTACATTAGAACTTACTTTAAAAATTGATAATATTATTAAACAGCTTGAAATCGAAAATCAAAAACTTGAAATCGAGAATCAAAAAGGCGGAATGCCAGGATTATTAGTTGCTGTTATGGGTCCAACCAGTTTGTTAATAAAGCTTAATGTTGCATTAAAACTTTTAGGTACATCATGTGGAGATCTTCCTGAATTGATGATTGCAGGACTCAACTCTATATTACCTGAAACATTCAACATACCCCTAGATAGTATATTTGTAACAGGTATAACTAAGTTAGTAAAAGCAGTAGAAAATCCATTTACATTTGGATGGCAAATATTAGTAGAAAAAGTGGGTTATAATGTAATTTTAGAATACGCAATTAAATTAAAAACTGGACTTAGTTCTATAATTAAATACTTAAAAGGTATTCCATTAATGTTTATTAACTTTATTATAGCTGTTTGTAGCTGTTTATGTTCGCATTGGGTTTTAACAATTAGTCTTTTATCATTAATTATATTTATTAAATCAAAATATTATAAACGCGGTGTATCAATTTGGAAATTAGATAGAAAAACTTGGATGACTTCAATCTATCTTTATTGGACTAAAAAAATTGTATCAATAAGAAGAAATATAAGATTATTTAAAAGTACTCCAGATAATTTAGAAATTTTTTTAAGTGCTAAACAAAATGGTTGGCAAAGAAAACAATATAAATTAAAAGTAGAATTAGATGAAACAAATGTGTTTAATAAAATAAATTTTGAATCATTTTGTCAGGTAGCTAAAATATATACTTCAACAATAACGTTTAATATGAAACAAATAAATACAAATTTATATAAAAAATTATTAAACACAAATTTGTATATTTTTAAAAGTATAAGTAGTAAAGACTTATTATTTGATAATTCAATAAACAAATTTTATTATCCTAAAAAAAATAATCAAATAATATATATTTATTATGATACATATCAAAAATATGTATATAATATAATAAAAACAATACTTGATAATGTATATGAACATAATGAAATAACTAATAATTTTTTACCTTGGTTTATAAATTATAAAAAAATATTAAAATATAAATTAATTGGAAATTTTTCAGAAGATATTTCATATCCGTTAAATACATTTATCGATATGACAAAACCAATTGTAGTATTTAACCCTACAAAAGGATCAGGAGAATATGAGATAAATGTAAGCCAGGACAAAATTACTTCCTCATTATTAACTTTAGATATATATACAACACCAGACAGATCAGAAAACAAAAAATTGTATTCCGGAGTTATAAATTGTAAATGTGACAAATTTGAAAAAATTTTAAAAAATTTATTATTAATGAAAACTGGATATATGTATGATAATACTAATGGAGAAAATGAAATGACACCTCAACCACATGTATGTGATACTAAAATTACGAAAGAAAATATTGATGATTCAAAAAATAATGGTTCATTATATAAAAGTGTTCATAATATTAATGATCAATCTTCACAATATTTTTTACCTTTTGTATATAGTTCAAGTGATGAATTAGGATTAAATTTATTTGCGCAATTTTTAAATCAAAAAGGTCTTAAATATTTAGTTTTACATGAATCAACGGCAGATGAAACAGAAGTTAAAAAACTTGCCATAGATACAACATATTCAATAATTAATATGGAAGACCCATCCAAAAAAAAAGAATTATCTCAATTTTTTTTAGAAAATATTGTTCATGATTTTGATAATGTTGAATTTTTTAAAAAATATTATTTAAAATTTATTAGTGAACCTATTTGCGTATTACTTCATCCACTTAAGACTGAGGGTATTAACGCAAAATATACACCAGCTATATTTTTATTAGAACCAGTTAATAATTTTGGTGATTATGAACAATTGTGTGGAAGAGTTTTAAGATTATATAGTAATAGTTGTAATTATGTTAAAGAACCACAAAAAATGATATATCAAACATTGTGTTCAACTGAAAATACATTAATGGAATTATATAAAAAAAATCAAAGTGTAGACACAAAATTTTTATTAAAAGAAGAAATTTATTCATTAAGAGATTTTTTTATTATTAAACAAGATGTAACATTATTGGATTTATATGGTAATGAATTAGAAGCAGGAACACATAATAAACTTAATCCTTTTTATGTTCCAATTGCGGTATCCAGATATATTTCACCAGTTGAAATTCCTTTTACTCATTATCCAGCAAAATTTGATGAATTATTAATAGGAAATGATTCTTTATTATCAGCTTTATATTCTGATTTAAGTGATAAATTAGTAAGACAAACAATTGATATTAGTAGATATTTATTAGATCAATCATATTTAGAAGATTTAAAACAACAACTTGAAATAATTGAAAGTATAATTCATGATTTAGTAAATAAAGACCCTTTGTTATTAAATCGTTTGAGTAGTTTTCTTGAAAAATCTTTTGAACCCTTACAAATAATTACAGCAATAAAAAAACTCCAACAAAATTTAGAAGGGTTTGCTAATGTTGAAAGAAAAAATATTAGACCGTTAGAAATAAAAACATCAAAACAATTTTTTTTTACAAGTAAATATGATACAATTAGAGAACTAATTTATAAAACTGACAAATTTATATACGCAAATTTAATATTGAAAAATATGTTATTATATATTAATGCTTTTAGAATTGATAAAGCTCAATATAATTATAATATTACGTTTTTAATAGAACTTTTAAGTTATAATAATTTTATTGGAGATATTTCAAATTATGATAATGATATTTGTATAATGAATGAAGAAATAAATTTATTTAAAAAAATTAAAGTGGATGAATATAATTTTAAAGAAAAATTCATTAAAAATATACAAGGTGATGATAATAGTATAGTTGATTTAAATGAGATTATTGATTGTAATTCAAAAACAATTAATAGTGTACACCAAGAATTTATGCCTTGGTGTGATACTATATCTGATTTTAATTTTAATAAGTGTAATGTTTTATATGAAACCCCTTATGATTTTACTGAAGAACAAATAACCCAAATTAAAAATATTTCAGATGATATTATTCGTATAGTAGAAATGAACCCTGATGATAATGTTGAATTAAATATACGAAAAGATGATTTAAATAAATTATATCAATCATTATTTCATTCCACTGAACCACCAGAAAGCGTAGATATATTAGAAGAAGATTCGGCAAAAGAAGCGAGTCGATTTCTAGTGGATCCGAATTATAAACCTAAACCTAATCCTAATCCTAATCCTAATTCTTACCCGGAGGACATAATAATAAAACCAATTGAGGGCACGACACCACTAGAAAAGATCGATCACAGTAAAATAGTTGTGCCACCATTTAACGACCCAGTGTTATCAGAAGGAAGGGGAGAAGTGCTAAAGAAGAAGAAGAGGTCATCGCGAAGTAAAAATACAAAAGCAGGTGCTCCAGTAAAAACAACTACTTTAAAAAGAAGATAGGTCAAGAAGATAAATTTTACTTTATTTTTTTTCATCACTACTATAATCATATATATCTTCGCTTAATTCAGAACCAATATTTTCAATATTTTCTCCATCTAATTCATCATTAGTATCAACCTCTTCAGTATTATCTGCTTCATTATTGTTATCCTCAGATTCATAATCATCATCCCCATCTCCATCTCCATCACTATCAATAACAAATCCATCTTTTAAATAACCTTGTTTAGTTTTTTTATCTTTTGGAATATTTTCAAGCTCATCAATTTCATTTTCATCTTCAATCGCAGTAGATGACAAATCTTCAAATCCACCAAATAATTTTTCATAAATTTTTTCCCAAAGATCTAATGATAAATTAGTGTATAATTGTTTACCTTCATCATTTTTTACTTTTGCCAAAATAACACAATTACCAAAAAATAATTTTGTATCAATCGGAGGAGGAAAATCATATTTATTTTCACTATTTGCTCTACCATCTACTTTAGCATATACAGAAACTAAATATTTTTTTGATTCACATTTAACATTCCACTCAGTTTGTTTATTAAAATCTTCTGATTTTTTAAATCCACATTTTTTAAATAAATCTTCTTCTTTAAATTCTTTAATTGCTAACATTTTTAATACACCAGTTTTTTCAACAATTATAACACTAAGTGATTGAGTCATATTTTATATTGTTTTATGAATAGGTTTAAATAGTTTATGTTATAAATATTATTATAAAATGAAAATTTATATTAATAATTATAATCCTCAAGATATATTAAAAAAAATAAAATTAATAGATCAATATTTTAGCAGTAAAAAAAATAATACTGAAATAATTTCTGATGATGGCATTTTTTATATTGATGAAAAAAGATTTTATAAAGTGAATATTATTTTGGATGAACTAGTTAAGTTAAGAAGTAATAATTTAGAATTATTGTTAGATAAATCTGTCTATAATAATGATATAGTACATCAAGTACCTTTTGACCATATTGATTTTCATATAACAACGTTTTATTATGCTATTAATTCTAATAAATTTAATAAATTTAAAATTAAATTGGTTGTAGAAGGAAATTATGATGTATCTGATAATAAAGTAATTGATAAAGATAAAATAATAATAAATAAATATCATAATTTTAGTCCAACTAATTTTTACTTTGAAGCACCAAATGAAAAAACTGAATTTGAGATATTAAATAATGATGATTTAAATGTGTTTTTATCTCTCTTAAACTAATATTTTAATATTATATGTTGTACTGGATAATTCAAATTTCTATAATATCTATTATATTAATATTTTTAGTCCACTATTTATTTAATTTTTTTAAAGAAACCCTAACTGTCCCTAAAATTAAAGATTTAGTAAATATTCCAAATAAAAAATATGAAAATATGTATAATATTATTTCAAAAAATAATGGAAATAATGAACCAACTAATTATACCGATATTGATTTATTACCAATTCAACCTCATAATAAAATTGAAGAAAATGATAATCAAAAATGGGATAAATTGCCTGATGCTGATTCAATGAAAATGGAGTTGAAAAGTTTTTTAAAAAAACAATTGAAAGAGTCATCTACTGATATTTCTACTTTAGATTCAGCACCTAATTCTAGTTCATATTCGTATTCTGATTATTAGTATTAAAACTAGTATATAAAATAATATAAAGATTATTTAATAATTATATATAAATGTTAACTGACAAAGAAAAGGAACAAATATTGTCTGAATTACCTAATATCAAACTTTCTTATGAAAATATTACACATAAGAAAGTTTATTCTGATTTTGTTTTAGCAATTCCAGAAGGAAAAAAATGTTTTGCCTGGTTTACAAATAGTAATAATGGGAACGTTTGTTATATTTTAGAATTAGGTGAAAATAAAAAAATTTTTGATATTAAAATTGTTAATTGTTGTTTTAATAACTACTTAAGTTATGGTACGATATTTTATGGTACACTTTTTAATTATTTAGATAATAATTTTTTTTCAATTGAAGATATTTTTTTATATAAAGGTAAAAATGTATCAAACTATATTTGGATAAAAAAACTTGAATTATTTAATCAAATTATGAATATTGATATTAAACAAGTATCTTATAACAAATCCTTTATTGTTTTTGGTTTACCATTAATTGATATTGATTTTGATAAATTGATTAACGAAATTAGTAAAGTAAAATATAAAATAAAATGTGTTCAGTTTAGGAATTATAATAATAAAAATATATCTCAGTATTTGGAATTTAAAAATATTAATAAATCTCCGGAAACAAAACTACCAATTAAAAATAATGAGAACAAATCTTCTACTGTTATTGCGAAACAAGTTACAAATATTAATACAAATGTTAATACAAATTCTAGTTATAAAAACAATACTAAGAGAGAAAAGTTCGTAGTATTTCAGATTAAACCTGAAATTCAAAATGATATATATTATTTGTATTGTTATGATAGTAATTCTCAATCATTAGTATATTATAATATTGCGTATATACCAGATTTTAAAACAAGTGTAATGATGAATAAGTTATTTAGAAATATAAAGGAAAATAATAATTTAGACACATTAGAAGAAAGCGATGATGAAAATGAATTTGAAAATGAAAAAGAAGACAGATTTGTTTATTTAGACAGAGAATTTAATATGATGTGTAGCTATAATTATAAGTTTAAAAAATGGGTTCCTTTAAAATTAGCTGATAAAAATATGAAAATTATAAACTTTAATGAACTATCTTTTACTTCATTATAACGTTTAAATATACCTTTAAAAAAATCCATCTTTTAAAAGATGGATTTTTTTAAAGGTATATATAT